TACATATATAGTATTTATATATATATATAATAATATAAGTACCAAGTAGTAATACTAGTAGTATACAATAAGTCTATTGCTAGTATTAAGGTACTAGAAGATAAAAGATAAAGATCAAAAGACTAAAAGCTTAAATACTTAAAGATCTTAAGGAACTCTTTGTAAGTATGTATATATATAAGGGGCCTATCAACATCCCCATAAGGGTTCCCTTACCTCCTCCGTGCCAAACTAAGGGGGTGGGGGTCGCCATGCCCATCAATCCATAGGACTTTATCACCCTCAGGTCAAAGATTTCCCACGCAAAAATACCCGATTGCCTACGGGCGCACGCGGGCGCACTGAAGTACAAGGAAGAGGCAAAACCACAATAGACTGCGACAGGAAACGATAGATGGTACGGTGTGAATGGGGTGATTGTTTGTGCATATTGCACAAGGTTTTTGGTCAACGGAACAAAAGGGCTCAAGGGGCAGATGGTAATTGTTGTTGGTATTAGCGGAATTGGTCATATAGATGAACGTCTATCTTTTGTGCAAAATAGACAATGACAGGTGAGATATCCCCCCATCTCCTAACCATCTTTGCTAATCCTTACTACCACTATGTTTTTTACTCTCACATTCCTTGACTTTATCATTCTAACACCTCTTTTTTGGACCCGCAAGGCTGAAGGCTCATAAAGTCACTAATATCAACAACCTATTCCATACCCACAATTCTTTAACCTCTTCTATGTTTTTTGACCCTGTTGGGTGTAATTATGACCTGCTAGGCTTGACATATGACCTCTAAGCCTTATACTTATAAATGTCAGGTAACAGCGCACAACTAATACCAGACACAGAACCATGACAACCCAATAGGACGTCAATGCAAGCCATTGACAGGAACACTTACAAAAAGAATACAGAAGTGTCATAGAGCCCGTGATAGTCAGCAATAAGACTGTTACGGGCTCTATTGTATCAACAGAAAGACAGGAAATAAGATAACAAATAGACGATAGAGAGACAGAATGTCTTTCTATCTTTACTCAGTAGAGAGACAAAAAGACATACAGCGACTGAGTAAAGACAGAAAGACAAGGATCTTTCTGAATACAATTCAAGGGGGAATTACCATGACAGGCAACAAGCAGGCAACAGGCGCAAAGAGTGAAACAATGGCAAGCAACAAGACCACGACAGAGAAGGGAATGGTAAAGATGGCAAATATCAGCATGGAAGAACTTGTAAAGAATATCACGGCGGCAGTTATGGCAAATATGGTTAATGTTAATCAGATGAAAGTAACGAAGATGGAAACACCGAAAAAAGCTAACAAAAAGTCAACAAAGAAAGAGGTCAAAGAAGTTAAATTGAACCCTGTTCAGCTGGCAATTACAAAGAAGCAGGAAGAGTTGGTAGTTAAGTTTGGAAAGAAAGACTACGTAATCGATCAGAGTGACGGCTTCCACACTTTCTACAAGCTGTCTGATAAGGGCAGCTACGTGAAAATTGGGCACTATAACGTGACCAAAAAGCTCTTCTGGTTCGAATCCAAGCGGACAAGCTACGGTGACTGGTTGTTTATCTCCAAGCTGTTCAGCGAATATGCTGAAAGCCTGGAAATAAAAGCAAGGCTTTCAAAGGCTGGAATTAAGACAGCTGGAGACTTCAAGAAGATGAGTTGGGCAAGATTCATGACGCCCGGCGCTTTTATGAAGGAAGCCACCTGCTAGTTACAAATTGTAAGCAATAAAAGGAGGAAGTCGTATGAAGCTAATGACCAAGGCAATAGAGAAAAAGCTCCCGGCAATAGGAAGCACAGAGAATATCCCGGCAGAGCAGAAGAAGGTGATCTGCAAGTTTTTTGCTCCAATTACTCCATGGAGCTGGTATGTGGTTGAAGGTAAAAGGCGCGGGAACGGCGATTTTCTGTTCTTCGGTTACGTAGAAGGACAGGAAGGGGAGTTCGGATACTTCAGCCTGAGTGAGCTTCAGGAAGTCAGGGGGATGTTTGGACTTGGTGTCGAAAGAGATCTGCATCTGCCCAAAGACCTGACGCTGGGAGACGTGATGAAATGACCACAAGGGAAAGAGCTTGGAGACGTTACATAACAAGATTAATCGACGGGGCGGCAAAAAGAGCACTGAAACAGGGCGGCATACGCAGATAAGGGGCGCCATACCCTTGGCAGATAGCCAAAGATGGCACAGATAGACACACCAAAAACTATCACAGGGAGCTGAGAAATCGGCTCCCTTAATTTATGTCCAGACAGGCGTAGGAGGAGTTAGTGTGAAGAAAATAGACGAAAAGAAGGTCAGTGAATATAGGTACTCATTCATAATGCTGTGCGAAAGTGCAATGGATGGGATAAAGAGAGGCGATATGCGGGAGGTGACGATGGTACAGAACCGGTATGGCGGCTTGTTTCTGCGCCGCAAAGGAACCCCGCGAGATAAAGGAGACACGATAATATACAAATTCAAGAATCCGCCTACCGCTAAAGCAATGTTCTACGAGGTGTTGGCGAGGACCTCGGTTCCGCGAGAGAAGGTAATGGCGGAAACAATGAGAAATAAGGCATGGGGCAGAAGGAAAGAAGATTTCTACAACAGCCTGTTTGATGATTTTAAGGAGCCGTGCGAATTCAATGTCTTGCAACATTTTACGGCGGTACAGAGCGCTCAAGAAAAAACCAAAGCTTTCCTCTTAGAGCTAGCGGAAGAAGCAGAGAGGAGCATTATTAGGAGCTGGTGCTGGAGTAAACAAAAGGAGCTGGATCGAAACGCCGATGAAATAATAAAGGCGTATATAAAAAAATCACACAAGAAAAAGGCGAAGGAGGAGTAGACATGACATTCACGGAGGCAACATCAGCACAGGCAAGAAGGACAGTACGGGTAGTTATTCGCAAGCTTGTAAGAAGCGGAGAGATATTCAGCGAAAGGGTTGAGGCGTTATGGCTCTTCTTGGAAGCTGGAGTTGAGAGTGAATATGTGCAGGACTGCTTTTGGAAGGAGGCGTGAACAGGCATGGTTGCAACAGCCGACGACATAACCTTGGCTCTTCTGGCTAAGATTGCCCAGACAAGAAATAATATGGGCGACATTGACAAGGCGGGCTGGATGTACAACAGAGGCGTGCTTGATGGGTTGACATTTGCACTTAATAGGATACAAGATACAGAGCAGGAGGTGGAATTGTTAAGGGAAATTTTTAGGGGATGGTTATATAAATATAGCCACAGGTTAGATGTCGAGACAAGGAGTCAATATAAAGAGCTTCTTGGAGAGGCAGTAATGGAGCATGAGAGGAGCGCGTGAGGAATAACATGAAAGACCCACTAAACATCTTGGCCATGACAACGTTTGTTGTGGTTGCAATCTCGCTTGTAATATTAGAGATAAGTTACCTGTTGCTCTGCCTGATGCTGTAAGGGGAGGAATGACCATGTTAATTGATATGCTTAAGTCAGAATTAGAAGACGTGATGGTGAAAAGAATGCGTCTTGAATCAGATATAGATCGCCTTAACCAATCAATCAGGGAGCTGGAAGAACTGGAAGAGGAGCGTGATCTGTTAAGAAAAGATCTTAGTCTATTGCAAGAAAGGGTAAGGGAACTGGAGGGCACATCAGAGGAGAAGGAGAAATCTATATGTGAGCAAAGTCCTCTTCCAGAGAAAAGTCAAGAAGAAGAAATTAGCCGGATGTCATGCACAGATTGTGCCTTTCATGCGGTTAAATATCCAGATTACGTTTATACCGTATGGTGGAATCAAATATGCAAGAAAAACCCACCCAAGGAAATTAAAAACTGGGACACAGGAAAATCAGACTGGGAATTTCCGTTTTGCCGCGATACAAACGGTGATGGCAGATGTATATATCATTCAAAAAGGGAATCATCCAAATGACCCGCTCTGATCTTGCAGTAGTAATAACAACTGGGATGGCGTTCAGCTTCTTAGTGTTTGTGGTTTGGGTCAAGAGCAAGGCAGAACAGGAGGTGTAAACAATATGTATGTACAGGTCTTTCGCGAACCCGCCATGGTGGCAGGGGAAATCAGGATAGTCAGCGATTCAAAAACATGCTATGCCGAGCAGGAGGATGTATACACCTTAAGTGTGAGTATAGACACATTGAGGCAGGCTATTAAAGGAGAAATTGCCAATTTGGTTGCAATATATGCCCACAGGGTGTATAAACAAAAAGAGGCAAAAGAGAATAAAATCATGTTCAGGAAGATAAAGGGGGAAGCGTAAAGATGTCTTGGCACAGCAAGAGAAGAGAAGCCAGAATGAGCAAGGGATTACCTAAACAGTACGCAATATTGAAAAATAGATATAACCGTTTGGTTGAAGAGTACGCAGAACTCAAGAGGGCCAACAAAGAACTAGCCATGGAATTTGAGGTGGCATGTAAGGCCCTCCATAAAACACAAAATGAGAAACAATGAGTATTTATCAAGGATGGGGTTTTAGTTGGAAGAGCCGCTTATACGTATAGCAGTATGCGCTGTATTACTGGTACTCATATCACATGAGTGTAAGGAGTTTATAAGAGAGGCTAAAGGAGGGGACAGTTATGGCAACAAAGAAAGGAATGTTCAATCGCATTAAGAAATTAATAAGGAGGATGAAGATACATATCGAGGATGAGGATGTCCTTGAAATGCTGTTTGACAAGGCATTACAACTTGAACACCAGATTAGATTTGCAGGATATGGGAATGAATTTGACGAGCTTATTGACAGTGAGTTCGTCCCACAGAAATGGATGTAAGCCAAAATGTATATGTACAAGATGCTTTGTAAAGAAATTGATTACGCAAAAAGATGCGGAGAAATAAACAGAGAAGAGATAGAGCGGCTCAAGAAAAAGTTCCTGCTTCCCATAAGACTTAATGAGGAAGCCAATGAACAGAAAGCGTATCTGCTTATCAAGGGACTGGAGGAGGGGATCACACAATAACAAGTAATTATGTGCAAAAAATCACACTATTGTAAGGAGGTATTGTGAATGGTTGCAGTGACAGATAAAAGTGTTTTTAGTTATTTTATATTGACGCAATAAGCAGACCTGATTTTTTAGGGTCTGCTTATTTATTGTGAATTAAGGAGGTATTAATGTGAGACTAGCGTGCTGGCGTTGTACGCATAGATGTGATCTACAGGAATTTGAGATTAATGGTCGCGTAGCTCGTTACTCAGGATTTGGAGAAATGCAAGACATGGCTCCCGAACTTGCTCAGGGTGGAGGATGTGGAAATATGCAGTTCATAGAAGCTCTGCCAAGACAGGAGGTGTTGAGAAAATATAACATTACGAAGGATGAGTATTTGCTCATCTGCGATGCCATTAAAACACAGATATCTTTCGGTAAGTGTAATTATTGCGGTTAAACCCATATGGAGGTGAGTAATTTGAAAATGTTGACTTGCGAATATTGCGGCAAAACGGACGAAGAAAGTCGCATGTTCGAGGTGGAGGGGCACATTGTGTGCGGGTTAGATTGTTTGCACAAACTTGGGATCTTCTCATGCCAACATTGTAATACATGGCACAAAGAAGAGGATTTAATTAGTGTTAATAATCCTCATAGTGGAACATTCTTTGTGTGTAAAGAGTGTTTTAACGAAGCTTATACATATTGTCCAGAATGCGGGAAGGCAATTCCAAAATCTGGTATATGTAAATTACGGCTTCACGACGGCACAAAGGTGATCGCGTGCCGTGAGTGCAGGAGTAAAAACTATTTCCAATGCAATTCTTGTGGAGATTATTTTAGCGTATCTAACAGGGGCGATCCCCAGAATAATCTATGCGCAGAGTGCATTAAGGGAATGGAAAAGTGCGAGCAATGCGGAGGGTATTGTGTTAGTGAAAACATGGTCGAATCCATGTGGGGAAGGATATGCAATGAGTGTTACTCCTGTAAGGATCGGGAACACAGAGAAGTGCATGTAAAACAGTGGCACTATCACAAGGAAGAAGAGCCATTGTTTTATAGACAGCCATGGGAAAAAACAAATAGGCACTTTGGTTTTGAGTTGGAGGTGATAGGTGGTCTTGGAAATGTCCGTTCGGGCGAAATGACAGAGATGATTGCCCAGACAGACAACTATGGGCGTTTCTATTTCGAGGAGGATGGAAGTATACGAAGAGAGTGCCCCAACTCTTTTGAGCTTATCAGCCAGCCGTTCACCTTCGGATATTTTCAGTGTGAAATAAAGCCATTGTTAAGGCAGACGCTGAAATTGCTGAGGGCTTGCGGTTGGGAGAGTGAAAAAACCAGAATGTGCGGTCTGCACTTTCATGTATCACGCGACAGCCTGAGTTTGGATGCAATAGTAAAACTGCTGTTGCTTTCTGAGAGATTTAGATCTGAGTTATTTAATTTGAGCGGGAGGACTGATATTTGTACATACGACGAATACGCCAGATCACACATGCTTACGTTGAGGCGTATTTTTAGGGAAGCCAATAACTCAGAGGAAAAGGTAAATGCGGTCAGTGTTCTTGTTAGAAACAGGGAACTAAGAGAAAGGCATACAGCGCTCAATGTATCAAATGAGTCTACGGTAGAGTTTCGGATATTTAAGGGGACTCTGGATCTAAATACATTCTGCGGTTGCCTCGACCTGTTCCGGTACATGATAGATATCGCGGAGAACATTACTGCTTACAGGCTATATAGGATGAAATGGAAACAGTTTGTGAATAATGCCAAGGGCTTCAGCCCGGAACTTGATATGCTGATAGAAAAAAGACTGCCAAATATAGAGGAATATATCACAGAGCAATCACCGCGAATTAGGTATAACCCGATATTTGGTGAGTTTGCTGGAAGCGCACCTAATCAAGCCCAAAGTGGTGGTTGTGGTGGTTTGTGCTCGGCTCCAGGTCCCGGTGAGTTGACTGCCAGCACTATGACCGAGCGCATATATGGCAGAAGCTACCCATTGACTCCACCTCGGCAAGATTTCGATCGTCCAAATCCATACAGAGGACTACTGAGACAAGCCCCATTGTCTCCTGCCCCACGGAGCATCGACGAGCCAATTCAGCCGCCGAGTTTACAGGACCTTGGTGCTATTGACGAATTAATAAGAATCTCTGGCGAAAGGGCGCGTACGTGGCTAAATGACGATATGAGTCCAACCGTGATACCGACAAGCGAAATAGACACTGAGTCAACGTATGCCACTACCAGCACAGAATATCACACAAGGTATGTTTACGCCCCATATGAATGCATTCCGCTATTCCCAGATGAATCTCCAGATGGCGAATAACAGCTTGTATCAGTCCAGTTTAATAAAAATTGAAAGGATGATGTGTATATGTGCAGAGTATTACTTGTAAGCAAGAACGATTTTAACCTATTTGACAGGAAGCATGGCATTCTTGCGTTGATGAACCACTTGGAGAAGGAATGCGGCGGACACGGCAACGGATACGCGCTCATAAAGGACAGAACGATAATCGAATCACGCAAGGGGGTCAAGCTGTCCAACGGGGAGATATACGGCAGGATTAGAAAGGTAAGGTGGGACTATCTTATCTATCACACAAGGATAAACAGTGTAGGAGGGACCAACGATGCTAATTGTCATCCGTTTGTGGTTGACAACGACTGCCTTGCTATGAACGGTACGGAATATACCCTCAGGACCATCGCCGGAGCATTTAACCGGACAGACACTGAGATTATATTTAAGAATATCGTCGGAGCCGGCCTGAACGATGCGACAAAAGCATTAGGAGAACTATCCAGCGTATTTATCGGCTGTGTCGGAGGACTTCCTTTTGCAGTGCAGGCAGGGGGCACACTACACAAATGGAATAAGGGCAACTGCACTCTCCATGCCTCTACCCTGCTCCCTGAGGCCATGCCTTTTGGTGAGAAGCTCCCTGATGGATACCAGTGGAAGAATGGAAAAGAAGACAGGCAATTGGTCAAGGCATCTAAGGGCTACTGGAGGGGGTCTGATTATACACGATTTACCTCTTACGCCGGGAATGATTATGACCCAGATTATTACTTTAATGGAATATACCGAGAGCCATGTGTAAGTAAGGCAACTGAAACAAAAGCAGTGAAGCTGACTGAATTAAAAAAGGAGGAGAAGCCTGAATCAAGCGCCCTGCCCGTAATAGATACAAAGGCCAGTGGGTCTGAGAAGAAAAAGGAGTCTCCCAAACAGGGCAAGGTTATTCCAATGAAGGAAGCCGGTGAATATTTAAGGGGATATGGCGAAGGATTTGAGGAAGGATATGAGGAAGGGTATGACGATGGTCGTAATAGTGTCGAGTTCACAGAAAATAACGACTTTGATAAGGTTACAGCAAAAGCCGACCCATCTTCAGAGTACAACATAGGTTTCTGTGACGGCAGGGCTGTAGGTCAAGAGGAAGGATACGAATCAGCCATGTCCGATCACGCCCTTGCAGGGGTGTATACAAGGGAATTCAAGGGTGGTTGCTACGACACGAGCATGGAGGATTAGTGCATGGATGAAAAAACAAAGCGAATTAAAAACCTTACGCCACATCAAGTGCGGATACTTGTTGGAGGAGGTGCCTTTACGATAGACCCCTCAGATCTATGTGCAAGAATCGTTATTAACGAAGAAGATGGGGAGCCTGTAATGGGCATCCCCGTTGCTTGGGTCAACCACGGAGAGGTAGTTGACCTGCCAGACCCAGAGGAGGGTACTGCATTAATTGTATCACAAATGGTAGCTCAGGCGGCAAGGGGCAGAGATGATCTGTTCTTTCCGCTTGGGATAATAAGAGACGAACAGACCCATAGGGTATTGGGTGCAAATAAACTAGGCAGAATCAGCAGAGAATAAGGAGGAGATATTATGGAATCTATCGTTATTGAAGTATCAGCGCCCGTGATTGAAATACCTGAGATAGAAACAATAGAAGATGCCACAGAGGAAGAAGAGATGGTTATATGCGCAAATTGCTGTGAAGAAATAAAACCGTCAGAAGCAACCGAAATTGCCGACGGAGATTTTGTGTGCTCTTCCTGTCTAACTAACTATAGTCTTTGCGATAAATGCCATGAATATCACCTGACAGATGATTCGATATACATAGAAGATCTCGATATACACATATGCGGCGACTGTTATTCTGACGGTGATTATTTCCAGTGTTCTGACTGCCGCAACTTTTATTCCGGCTCTTCGTATGCCGGAGATTACGGAGGGGGCGATATGTGCGAAGATTGTTTTAACCAAAACTATTTTAGGTGTGAAGAATGCGGGCGCATAGAACACGATGACTGTGCTTATCAAACAGAAGAAGGGTGTGTCTGTGAATCTTGCTATGACCATAGCTTCGAGACATGTTCTGAATGTGGGCGAGCATTTCGGAGAAACGAAATGTTCTGGAATGAAGAATCCGAAGAGTATATGTGCGAATCCTGCTGGGAGGAAAACGGCGATCACTGTGATGCTAGGAGCGGATCTGGTGAAGACGATGAGCATGAAATGTCAGAGGAATACATACTTTCAACAGCCGCGCTGAAGCACCGCGAACCTCCGACCTTAATGCACGGCGCTTACGACAATACCCCACGGTGCTTCTATCGTGTAGAAGAAAGCGAGCCTGTTGTTGCCCGTTACTACGGAATGGAGATAGAGGTAGATATACCGGATGACTGTGACCCATGGGGAAGAGAAAGGCGCGATAATATTGTAGAAGACGTACTTGGCAGAATACTTAATCATGGCGAAAATGAGGCGTGGAACTATTGGATGGCAAAGAGTGACGGGTCTCTGCGTTGCGGATTTGAGCTTATCAGCCAGCCAATGACACTGGCTTATATGAAACAGGCAGGTTTCTTCGGTAAACTAGAGGAGGCCATGAAATTCCTTATTAAAAACAAATACAGAAGCCACGATACGAGTACCTGTGGCCTGCACTTCCATGTATCCAAGAACTCCATGTCCTGTGAAACCATTGCCAAACTGCTTATGCTGGTCAATAAATTCTGGAACACCACGTTTAGAGTATCGAGGCGTAAGGAGAATAGGCTCTCGCAGTGGGGGAAGAGACCTATGGCCATAGAATCCGAAGGGGATTTTGCCAGAACCGTCTCTATTGCAAAGAAAACGTCCAGATGGAACGACAGGTATGTTGCCATTAACCTGACAAAGGTTGGAACAGTCGAGTTCAGGGCATGTAGGGGAACGATGAAGGTCTCATCTATCATAGCGTGCCTCCATTACTTCGACTTCCTTATCACGTGTGCTGAAGCGCACACAAGATATCAAATATGGAGCATGGCCCCCTCTGAATTCCTTGAAAAAATGGAATGCTACAGCCCGGAATTAAAGGCATATATGGAAGAAAGGGGGATTAACGAAGAGACCTGTTCGTGCTAAACTATTACCATTAGGTGATGTTTTATGACAGGAGGGTGTGCTTTGTCCAGTAAAAATAAACCAGCCAAGCTCTTAAAGACCAGCTTGATGGATGAAATAATAAACAGCGTACTGGAAAAGCGGGAGTCTAGCGTGTGGAGGGTCACGGTTGACTATATTGTGCCCGGAGGCACAGTTGACGAGGTGGTTGATTTTATGGAAAAACTGCCGCAAGCCGAATCAATTCACATAGAGAAGTTGGAGGGGCGGAGCCAGCAACAAGGCTCTGCTCCAGTTTTAGACTGCTCCCGTTCTTGCAGTTCTATTGGAGTAAGAATACAAACAAAAAGAATAGACATAGGTATGTCTCAGACAGAACTCGCAAAAAAGGTCAATGTAAAACAGGGCACAATTTCTTACTGGGAGGCCGGAGAATACAACCCTGTAGGCAATAGGCTGAGGAGGTTGGCAGAAGCGCTTGGAGTAAGTCAGGCGTACTTGCTGGGAGAGACTGTTTATCAGGGAAGGGATTTAGATGAACAGATGGGCAGGGAAGGGGCGGCGATGGATAGTGGACGTATATAAAACAAAAGAAAAAACTTTTATCCCGGTGCTTTGTGGGGTGTGTGGCAAGCCATTTAATGACGAAGAAGGCATATGTGTTGAGCTAATTCACATAGGGCCAGTTGATTTACGTGCAGTGTGTTTTTTTCATGCCCGTTGTGCAGGTGAGTTTTATTTAAAAAGCCCCAATAAGAGACAAAAGGAGGGTGCGGAATGAGCGATTTTTTAATATGCAGTAAGTGTGGCAAAACCATTGACATGGAGTGTGACGAGTATCACGCATACACAGATGGAACAAACTTGTGCCGAGAGTGCGACGAAGAACTTCAGAGAAGATGGTTATGGTTGCCGTCTAGTGTTGGATTTGACCGAAGATATTAAGGGAGGGTGCGGAATGAGCGGAATCACAACAGAAGCGGATTATTGGAACGAGCGTTTGAATGTTGACATTAGGCTTGCCACTTTTCATTATGAAGATTTGCGGTACCTTGCTTATATGCCAAGCATAAATTACAAACCCAAGATCTATCTTGACGGTGACAAGTGGTGCGCGTTATACGGAGATAATATTCAAGATGGCGTGTGTGGATTCGGGAACAGCCCAGAAAAGGCGATAGAAGATTTCAACCGGAATTGGACAAGGAACATTGATGACATGAAAGAGAAGACAAAGGAGGCCTCAGCCTAATGGAACTTTACAAGTGGCATAAGGGCACGGAGCTGCCGACTGAGGAATGTGATTGCGTGGTGGTGTATTTAGCTATAACCCCTGAGTATGATTATGAGACCGCAACATTGGGGCATGTATATCTGGAACATGGCAAATTTATCACAGCCGACCATCGTGATGAGGAAATATCACAAGAGAACATCATCGCATGGATGCCGATTAAGTTCCCGGAGGAGGTTGAGTGATGGAGCAAACATATTTTGGTAAAGCTCTAAGGCAGATACGCATCAACAGGGGCATCTTGCTGAAAGATATGGCTGATGCACTGGGTTACACGTGCCCGTATCTGTCAAAGATTGAAACAGGCGAAGTACCTGTCCCGACAGATTTAATTGTAAAGCTGTTTTCTATTTATGATTTGAGCGAAGAAGAAATAGAGAGTTTAATAGATCGGTGTCCATTTTGTGGGGATAAGGCTGGAGTAAATGATAGTGGTTTTTTCACGACTGAGACATTTGTGTTTTGTTATAACTGTTCAGCGCAGGGAGAAGTATTCTATACAACAGCTGAAGCCATCACCGCATGGAACAGGAGGGTCTCTAATGACCAACCCCGCTGACCTCTGCCGAGAGTGCGAACTAACACAAAGGGTGAAGGAGATGGAGATAGAGAACGCCGAGCTTAAGACACGTTATCAATCCATATATGATGATCGTTGCGAGAGTATTGAAGCTCATTTTAAGACAAGTAAAAAGAAACTAGTCCTAAAGCAAGCAGGTAACACCTTATCCAAGCGCATAACAGACGTACTTGACGGGATTATTGATGAATCGGCGTTAGAGGAAGCCGTAAGTAAGTGGGAGGAAGCGAAGGGGGGAGCGGAATGAGCAGGGAGATACTGTTTAGGGGGAAAGTTACGGAAGTTCCTAAATATCTTAAAGATAGGATGAAGATTGGTGACTGGGTCTATGGCTCACATGTAGATTATCCCGTGGCACAGATATTTGATCTTGAGGATGAGTATATCGTCGACCCCGCCACGGTAGGTCGGTTTACAGGCTTAAATGAGTTAGCAGGAGAAAAAAAGAAAATATTTGAAGGAGATATTTATCTTGACTTCCTAGGCAAAAGGCATGTGATTATTTACAGCGACAACATGGCTTGTTTTACAAGCGTACTGGAATCAGATTACACCATGGGATATCCGTTGCACTTTGAATCAAAGTCACAATTACAGGTCATCGGCAACATCCACGACACGCAGAACAATGGGAAAAAGGAATGTTCTGAGAAGGAGGAGGAATGAGGAGATGTTAAACGGTAATTGGGGACCTCCTCCGGCACTAAAAGAACAGCAGTTGGAGCAAGAGGTTGAGAGGTTAGAACGTGAAGTGGCTAGGTTGCGAGCGGAATTAGACAAAACGGGGAACAAGCGTAGATATAACCCTGGCTATGGATGGACAGCTACTTGAGAAAGAATAAGAGGAGGTATTAGTATGGCCGAGCCTAAGAACACGCCGGGACCGTGGAAGGTAGTGCGGTCCCGCGATGGAAGTGGATTTATTAAAATTCTAGGTCCGAACGGCGAGATAATTGATCTTTTTGGGAACGGATATTTTAACAATAAGAATATTGAGCTGATCGCCGACGCATGGCAGTTACCCGACCTGCGAAAGGAGAACGCCGAACTCAAGGCAATCAACAAGGAGATAATTGAGGTGCTGGAGGAAATACAATCTTTGATAAATGATTCTATTGGTGTAGCAGGGCATCCTCAGTTTGATTTTATTACCGAATGGGATGAGTTTGGCACACCAAAAGACATTAACAAGGCCCTCCGTAAGGCACGAGGGGAGGAATAGGAATGAAAAAGATAATGAAGCCGGGTAACAAATATTTTATCATCAATACGGATGAGCCTTACGCCAAGGCGATATACGAAGTTTTAAAGGCCGGACAAATAGCGAAGGGTGAATGGCCTGAGGGTGATATTTCGTTTGAGGAATGGATCAAACGCACCTTTAACCAATTATGCCGTAGTTGTTGTCATTCTAGACACCTTAACGACCCGGTTGTTGGAGACGTATTAATTTGTCGACTTAAAAAAGCGAAGGAATTTATAGTTGACGAGGAAGATACGTGTTGTTATTGGGGAGAAAGATGTTCCTCATGAAGAAGATTGACAAGGCACAGGGGGAGACAGAATGACGCCTATTTCTAGGGATATTATTTTATTCGTGTATGGCATTGTTGTCGGATTATATCTCTCTGGGTGGGCACATCGCTCAGACAAATAAATTAACGGAGGTGCGTGTAAATGAATCCAGAAGCAATCAACTCAGTAATAGATAATCTTGCAAGTAAACTAGCGGTGCCAGCGGGTAAGCTCATGGAAGTGTTGCCGAGGTTGGGGTATAAGACTTTTACGCCATGCGTTATGTTGGCTATAGGTTTCTGTATGGGGATATGTTTAGTTGTCGTAGGGGTGTATTTAGTGAGTGGTTTTGAAAATGATAGTTGGTGCGGTTTTGTTATTTGGGGATTTGGGATAATGATTATCTGCTTGATATTGTCCGTTCTTTTCCTCCCTGATTATCTTTTTTGGAGACACGACCCAGAAGCGTGGGCGTTGGACTATATGCTGAATATGTTGAGGTGATGTCATGAAGAAGATTGACAAGGCGGTCGAAATAGTCAGAGGGTGGAGCGATGAGGAGTTGTCTGAATTTATTGTTAAAAACCTTTGCCCAGACGTAGACGGGTTTAATTTAAACAGATGTGTTGGATATGAATGCGACATAAGTAACGGTGATTGTAAGGATGGTTGGAACGAGGAGGTGGAGGAATGAAATTGTATTGGGCGGTAATAACTACTACAGGAATTGTTAACGCAATAATGATAGCAGGAATAACCCCGTGGCTGTTGGGTTATGCCTCTCTTGCTAATTTGATTGGCATTGCGTTTATTGAAGGAATGGCGGTAGGAATCTTATCTGGCACGTACTTAGTCCCGCTTATTGAGCGATACTTTGGGAATAAGAGAAGATATAGCCTATCTACGAAGGGGAGATAGAAAACAGTATGAGCAAACAAACATATGCAGTAGTACGAGACATGGAGCAAGACGGCAGTGTCAGCTATGGCTTTGACGCATACGAAGAAGCAAAGGCATATGCGGAACGGATGGTGTCGGAGAACTGGCGATATAAGGAGATATATATCACGAAGACTATAGCCCGCGTTAAAGGTATACACAAGGTAGTGTTTTTGGAGGAGGAGGACGTGGAGGGCGCACTAGGCAGAATCGCCACTGCGCTAAAAGAGACCTTGCGTATGATGGATTAGAAGGAGGAGTTAATGTGCAGAAGAAAAAGAAGAAAGTATATATAGCACATCCTTTTAGAAACGATCCGCAAGGTAACATGAAAAAGGTTGGAATGATATGCACAGACATTATAAGAGGGCATCCGGACATTCTCCCGGTTAGCCCTCTTCATAATTTTGCATATCTTCCGCCGGAAGAAGATGTTATCGACCACTGTATTGAGTTGCTATCTAACTGCGATGAGCTGTGGGTGTTCGGTGACTGGGAGGAGAGTGCTGGCTGTAGGGCTGAAGTTAAATATGCGCTAGAGACAGACAAAAAGATCATATGTTGGCATGGGTATGATATTGACTAAGGGCAGGTTTTTGACTCTTGTTACCATAAGCATAGCATACTGCCTATGTATATGGGCACTCAACGGGGTGAGGTAGACATGCTCCGATAGTGGTTATATACTATTACCTAGAAGGGGGTAGGTGTTATGGTTTATGAGAGACGAGAACCAGAAAATAGGATAATAAGCAATCTCCCTGTCACCGGAAAGGCATTTATTAAAGAAATGAGCGGGGAAAACGATCAGGAGGTGTTCGCCACATGGCTCCTGACTTGGACTGTTCGCCAAATGAAAGGTGCGCGGCAATTAATTGAGCAGAAGTTTCTTCCTGATGAAATAAATTTACTAAAAGACATCATTAAAGAAGACGGATACACGCCAGCGCACCCACCTACGGCAGAAGCCTTGGCATACACAATAAGAAGAGATAAGCTTTTAAGTGGGCAGGTTTCATCTTTATCCTCTCAAGAAATTTTGTACCTCACACTGGAACAATTCAGCGATGAGATGCAAGAGGATAAAGTGTTTACGCGCGAGTATTTGACCGTCAAGGAATTTGCTGACGCAATAAACCCTCCCCGGTCAAAAGAAAGGATAGCCCTGCTCTGCAAACAAGGCAGGGTTCCCGGAGCCTTCAAGTCTCCTTATGATGGAATATGGAGAATTCCAGCATCATCATTGAAGCCGGTACAGGAGGAGATGAATCCGCGTAGAGAAAAGGCATACAAAGAAAGAGGACAACTTGTTTAATATCTGGGACATCCTATTAACAGTTATTGTCCTCTGTTTTCTTTATTTCGTCAGGATGAACTCGTGAGGATTAACTAGCGGCAAAAATAAAAAGGGGCGGCATTAAGCCGCCTCCTCCTTTATTATTTTATCAAGCTCACTGCCTCCGCGCTGATCCAAATCAAGTTCATCCTGTTCCCGCCACAAACAGAACACATGATACACGCTCGTACAGGCTCTTACCATTTTATTTCTGGCCCTTAACCTGATAGACTGGACAGTGCCTTTTTTTATCTTAAGCTTCCTAGCTACCTCACGGTCCGGCGGATATCCGTCAGTTAAATAATACTCCCTTATAACAGCCCTTTCAGGTTGTGAGAGGTGTTGTATCTTATCACAAAGCCTAACCTCAATAAGCCTAAGCCACCCCAAAACCTTATCTGATTCCTTCTTTTCAATAAGCCTTTGGGCCTTGTCTACGTCTGTGCCGCCTTGGACCCTGCCTATAGAAGATCCAGATGGCCCAGAGAGGGCGAGACTGTCAAGCCACGCCTCTCTGTCCACACGGGCCCTACAGACCTTAGGTAAGGCACGGAGCATTATTTCGGTAATAGTCTTCTCGTCCTCAAAGCCTACGAATCTATAGTCCCTTCTTGCCATTGCCTAAGCTACCAAGTCCTCTAATATAGGGGGTTTAAATGATTCCGGCTTCATAACCTTCCCCGCTAGATTATATATTGGCTTGCCGTCTTTCCCCAACTTGGTCATGTTGCTTTTATGTACCCTGTCAAACGCCTCTTTGATGTCGAAACCAAGGGCGTTTGCAGTACCTATTAACACATAAATACTGTCACAGATAGCATCTAGGGTATCCACCTTTGCTCGCATAAGGCTGTCTGCTTCGCAGGGGGTCTGTAGCATTCCATTCATCCCCATCCACAGTTCGGTTATTTCTTCGTGGATCAGGGAGGCCCTTAGGTTTATAAGCCTCTCCCAGTCAGACTGTCCCACGGGAATAAACGGCTCCTCAAACTGTTTCTGAAACTCCGCCACCATATCTACCCAATTACTCGGCATCATTCCAGCCCTCCGTTCTAATAGTCTCCTCGCAGGTATCATCAAGAACTTTATACCAACAACTGACGCATAGTTTGTTGATTGGCATATATCTCTTGCCTGCGGGGCAAGTTGGGCACTTAACCCTCTCTAACTGCCTCATATATGCTGTCGCAACCTCAACCATAATCTTCTTATGTCCATCGTTGAGCTTGTTGAAGTTAGAAAGGCCCTCTGCTTTAACGTCAACCTCTGCATATTGCTTACGCCTCATTACATCACCCTCCTCTGGTGTTTATTATTCTTATTATACGCCAGCTATGCCGCTTGCATACACAGGTCTTCTTCTGTTGCCTTCCTTAGCCTTATGTGTACATTATTACTGTTACCCATCTGCCTGTATATTCTTAAATCCCACACCTGACTGTCGTCATTAAGAATCCCAGCCGGCTCCAGACAGTCCTGCAATGCCTTAATGCGGTTATCTACATCCATCTTTCTTTTACTTGAGGTTCTTATTGCTATTTCCAAAACAACAATCCCCTCATACTGCCCTATCCCCCGCTTTAAAAAGTCTTCCCTCATAATAAGAGCGGCTTCTTTTTGCCAGTCCTTCACAGCCTTAGGCTTATAAGTACGTCCGCCCTTACCATAAGTAGACCTCCATATTGCATTTACAGAAGGAGGCAGTTCGGGTATCTCTGCCTCTACCAGCACGTCAGCTTGCTTTGAGCAACATTTTTTCGGCTTCTCTGTCGAGGAACCTTTGCGCTTCTTCTGCGGTAGGATATCTTTTCCTTCCCCACCTGCCACAGAAAGCCGATTTACCCTTCTCGAACCTGACGACTCCATAGGCTCTTGGCGCTTCTGACACAATCTGCACACATAGCTCGTGCTTTGCCCCCAGCGGGTATATATACTGTCCCTGCTCACTGTTCACAGTCCTTCTCACTTCCTTCTTCTCTTGGATCTATGGTTTTATCTTCAGCTACGACCACAAACCACTTGGAATACTGCGCAATCTTTCGCATTTCCTTAATGTCCTCGTCTTTTGCTCCTAGACGAAGGGCGTACTTAAGGACATTCCCCTCACAAAACCCTAACATTCTTTCCTTTGACATAATTGACTGCATTACCTCTATAGGCTGTTGCTGAAGCCTTTGATAATGAGTAGCTCCACGTGCAGTCCCGTCTTCTTTAGCTGTCTGCATTATAGACATCTTCCTCGATAGCCCCCTCTGTCACCATAGCCTTATAGCACTCTTCACAAACTACCCCCGCGCCTTCGCCTGTTTCTGAGTCTATGACCTCATAGACGGCATCGCATCAGGTGCTAAGGCTGAGTCCGCATCTTGCACACTGTGGCATCCTGTTTGTCCCTCCGTTTGGCATCTAAGTAATTTTATAGGCAGACCGTTTTTACCTATCTCAACTTTCCGCTTATGTTTATGGCAAACATACCCGCCCATACTCCCTAAACGTAAATTGCCGCACCTAAAGTCGCAATAACTGGTCGCTTCCGGCATTAGAATGGAACCTCCACATCCATCCCGCCGGAATCATCGGGGCAGGATAACTCTGCGTAGCTTTCTACGGAAGATACTGTATTTGCTTTGGGGATAGAAAAGGGAATAACCTTATTAACGATAACGTCTGTTGTGTAAACCTTCTGTCCATTCTTTTCATAGCTCCCCGTCTCTATTTCACCTAAGACAGCTAATTTATCCCCCTTAGCAAACTGCTCAACAAACTCAGCATCCTTACCCCAAACCTTGCAGTTTGGATAGTTAGTCTTTTCTTTTGCCTCGCCGTTCTTAGCGGTCCACTTCTTTGTAATTGCCAGTGAGAACGAGGCCACTTTGCTCCCACTGCTCATTGTAAAAATTTTAGGGTCCCTTACTAAATTGCCAACCAGCAATACGTTATTGCAATCCATCATGTGTATTCCTCCTCAGATTATTGAGCCTGTTTCAAATAGCGGCTTCATAGGTTTCGCTCTATGAACCCTTGTCGCTGTTCCCTTAAACTGCATAAGGGGGCCCGAATAGTCAAGCTGGTAACTACCTCCAGCAATGCCTCTGCGTGTTTTCTTTATCGTTGCTATTATCTTTGGCGCGGGGTCTGTCGGATTGTCCGAAATATCTCTGAACAACTCTATTTCAATATCGACATTTTCTTCGACCGTTGGGCCACCCTTGGCGGCTCCGCCTATGCCCCCTGATGCCTGCACCTGCCTTGATGCCATGCTCATTTGACTAAGAGCCACAACTGCGCACCCATAAGAATGAGCTAGGTCTTTGAGTATTGGAACCGCCTCATTAACCACATCAAAGTCTGATTGTTTTGGTTTTTTAAGTTGAGTAAGAAAGTCAATGCAAATAAGTCCCGGCGTGTTCACTTCTGCGTAAGCACATATCTTGTCGATGGTCCACTTATCCCCCACCCTGTTTTCAAAGACACTTAATTTCCCGGCGTATCTTTTCCTCAGGGTCTCTTTGGCCGCAAGATATTCTATGGATTTACGGTAATAATGTTCCCTGAGTATGTCCGGGCCACAGCGCATCTCTCTTAACATAAGCCTCTCAAAAATACTGGCCTTGTCCATATCCACAGAGAAGAAGGCTACAGGCTCATCGCTCTCCGTCACCCACTGTTCTATCCCGCTCAAAAGCAAGGATGTCTTCATCGAACCGGGGTTACCTATGATGGACATTGTTTGTCCCTTCATAATCCCCCCGCCAATCGCCCGATCCAGCTCATAGATTCCAAAATGAAACTGTTCCGTGCGGTATGTCAGCCATGATTCCATAGCACTTAGTTCTTCGCTTATGTCTGTGGGCTGGTTGTACTGCGTTGCTCTTATTTGGTCGAGGGTGGGCTTCATGTCCTCGATATATCGCCGGAATGCCTTAGCCGCAATACGCCGTACCTGTACTGGGGAGGCGAAAGGAGGACTGCCACACTCTTTAACTTGCCCCATTACTGCATCAGCTATTGTAGAGGGAGTGCCGCCCTTTCTTGCCCACCAGTAACAGAGATTATCTAGCGCATCCAGCATTACCAGTTTTATATCTTCTTCAGAAACGCCTGTATCTTCGTATTTGAGGTATGAGGCTCGAACCTCGGACGGGGTCGTTGGCACCTCATTGGAATTAAGCAACGTTGCCATCTGTTGGCACCCACTGTTCTGTTCCGCGACCTCCGTCATACTTACCTTCAACTATTTTGGCCAGCCTGTCGTCAGACAGTAAGGGAAAATCAAAGTCAGCCTTCCAGTCTTTGTGATCGCCACGACTTTGCTCTCCTCTACAGAAGGGGCTATTAGCCATCACATAGTAAATCCTCTTCCAAAAGTCGATATCCCTAGCCTCCGGCATAAATTTCTGCCTTGCTTTAAGTTTAGTCCTTCGGTCTGGGGTGCTTTTTATGGCCCTTGCAAAGCCATACTGCGGCATTGATTTATTCCACAGATCAATCAACGTACTTGCTGAGACGGGGGCATCTTCTTCGGTTTCCCCTTCCCCTTCTTCCTCTTCTTCTTTCTTTTCAACTTCCAATTCCAGACATGGTATAGATAGGGTATGTATAGGGTATATATAGGGTATCTCTTCCCCCTCTTTTCTTAAGAAGGGGTATCTGGTCTTAAGTTCAAGTGCTATTTTAGTTGACGCCACCTCCGCCAAGGAGCTTTTCAGCCCCTTAATAAGCAGAGGTGACGTGCTTGTTTGGTGTTTGACAAAATTTGTAAGGAGTATAAAATCCCCGTCCTTCACTATTTTGCCATCCTTTTCTAGAAGAGAAAGTAACTCGGTTGTTTCTTCTTTGCTTAACCCAGTCTCAAAACAAATTTTACGGCACGATATTTCAAGTATTCCTAGATTACTGGGACAGGAAGTTATTAGATAGATGTAAAGCAACTTCCCACATGGGGGCAATTCCTCTGTATAAGGGTCGTCCCAGTAATCTACCTTAATAGTCCTATACTTAGCCATAGCAACTATGCCGTCTGTTCTGCTTCAGCCAATTCTATCTCTTCCACAGAGCTTACTTCCATCTCCAAGACATCTTCGAGATCTTGGATAACATGCGCAGGCTCTGCTTTGATGATAGATTCATCCCTTTCAATAGCATGTGCCATCTCGGTGCTTTTTGGCAACCACTTAAAGAGCTGTTTGGCGCAGGTTTTCTTTGCCATTTCATTAAAGTCTGTCTGCCAAGGCCCCCTGTTCCAAGAAGGACTAAACTTCTTGGCGTGTATTATTACGTCGGCTTTTGTCATGTAAAAGAAAGTGGTTTGTCCATTAGGCAGGATGGCCGCAGTGTAGTATCCAGTAACCTCCCCGCGTCCCTTTTCGTTATCAAGGCAGGGTTTATGCTTAAGAAACTCTTCCCCTCCCCAAGCAAGGTCGAACTCATCGTTCTCGCAAACCTCGTGCGCCCAGATCTTTTTTACCCCGCCCCGGTAAGCCAATGCCAACATTCCTTTGTCACCTAATCCTCCGTTTTACCATCACGGAGGGGTGGACTATCTCTTCAACCCAGTAGGGTTGCCATGCACTTCGAGCGGCAACTCGTCCCCCGCTCTACGCCGCTACATTCATCACGGCTAGTCTCTACACTACGTACCGAACCTCATGCCCAAGTAATTTGTGTCCCTTCTTTAGTGCTTGTGTAGCTGTAGAAGGATTCACACCGAAGTATTCTGCGCAAGCCTTTACACTTTCAAATTCCGCTCCGTCCACGCTGACCCGCTTTTTATGCCCAGCATTGGTCTGCGGAATTGTTTCGTGACGTTTAAGTATTGCAAGCCGCGCCTTTTCGACAACCCCTCTTGGAACGGTGCGCCCTATCAGTTTTTCGCTGAGCTTGCGCCTCGTCTCTTCTGAGCGCTTGTACCCCTTCCACCTTAGATTGTATGGTGGATGATACTTGCAAAGATAAAACTCTTCTCGCTCTCGGAGTTCATCGAACTCGCATTCCTCGATAACCTCTACGTCGAATCCGTCCTTGCCGTATCTCTGCAAGTCCTGATCGAATCTTTCCGTGTGGAGCCGCACCTTATATTTGCTAAAATGCTGTCCCATCCGGTGCCTAATATCCACACTAGACCCGATGTAGAAATCTCCAGTTATGCGATTTGTGATTCTATATACTCCCATCATTGGCACCACCTCCGTCAATGGAGGTTCGGTAAATAGCACGGTATTGCCCTATAAATATCGGAGGGTTTCACCGTTAGCCTACTTTTGTAGACACCCCTGAGTAATAGGGTTCACACGGTTTTACTTGAGCAAAAGTTTACCCAAGCTGGAACGTCGCCTCTCTGCCATAAGGAAGGATATAAAACTCTCCAAGTGATGGCGTGGGATCTAGCCCTAGCGCTGTACCCGTGAGCATTGCCCCTAGGAGTGAGGATTGCGAACAGTCAAGGAGTTTTGGTACTTGTCTTAGCTGTGTCATGAATGATCTTATATATCTGTCTGCGTTTTTATTAAGGTGCGCCGGAAGTGCCATGGCGAACTGTTGTTTCATGGTATCCTTTGCCAATAGTGCCAGCATGGAATCCATGGGACTGGCAGTTCTTGCGGCGCCTACTGTTGTCGTTGCCATAGCTTGTTTAACTTTATCATTAACCGTCATGTCAAGTCCCCCTTATGCAACTTCCTTGAGTGAGAAGCGTCTATAAGTAGTGGCTGGCGACATATATTCCTTTCTTTCAACCAGAGGGTACTTTATCTTAAAGTTCCCCACTACCCCTACCTCCGCATCAGCCATAGCCTCTATGATTTTTTGTTTTCTTGCATCCTTAGCCTGTGTTATTTCATTGGCTATAGACTCATACTCTTTACTTCTCCGCTCCAGGTCTTTGTATTCTTTAACTGTCTCCATGAGCTCAGTCGGAAGCTCTATTATCTTTCCGGGCTCTGCCTTTGGATAAAGTGAGCGAAGTATCTTCCAGCTTGCATCACTGCCATCCCATGCGGGAGGGGTCTTGTTTAATGTACACTGCCAGAACTCTGATTCCTTCTGGATAAGTTGAGCTATAAGCTCGTCGTCACGCTCGATGTATCTCTGAACGAAGGTCTGCCCTCCGATGAGACATGTAATGTAGGCGAACTCATACCCAGTAACTGCCAAATAATGCTGTACCTGTATGACATAGTGAATAGGAATGTTGTCATCCTCCCACTTGTCAGCCTGTCTCATGCTCGCCGTCTTGACTTCAAGAACTCCGTTGCCCCGTGGTGTTATGATTACCCTGTCTAAGTTCGCTACCATCCAAGGGTAATCATCGTGAGCAATCATCTGTTTGGGTTCCTGTATCTCAAGATCAGGGTTAAGCTCGGCAAACCTGTTTGCAACGGCGGCCTCTAGGGTTATGCCCCAGTAAACAGCCTCGCTGTTGAGCTGTTCTGGCTCTATCTCTCCTATTTTTTCTAGATAGAGCTGTACGGGGCTCTTCCAAGGGTTAAGCCCCATAGCGGTTGAAGCATCAGAACCCCCAATGCCCCTGCGTCTCAGTTCAAGCCATTCAGAATCTGGCATATTGTCGGTGCTTGTAATTACTATCATTCTTCAACCACCTCTGCTAAAATGAGGCGGGGAGTAATCGGCTCCCCGCTTTTTCCAACCCAGCGCCCTTCTGCTAATTGCGGAAGGGTTAATTTAATATTCCTATGAGCGACTGAATCCTCTTAATTCTGTCGTTAAGAGTTGGGGACATGCTCTCTATGGCCGATTCGCACTGTTTCGCGACCACGTTCATAATGTCAATACCGAGCCCCGCCATTGCGATTGTGTCGCGTTTTTCCCTTTCGATTCCGATTGAAACCGCTTTTATATTGCCCCACTTTTCCCTGTTGCCCGTAACTGCCTGTCTGAGAGCGCTGAATACCTGCTCCTCTGTTTCTGTCTTGGCCAGTACCTTCACGGAATCTCCGTCCTCGTAGTTAAACTGCACGCTTACAACCTTCTTCATCTGCAACACTCCTTCTTTGTTTTTAGCCATTGATTTGGCCGTATTGATCCATTACTCTCTTGGCATAAGGCATTCCAACCCTAACCCTTTTGGGCCCGGCATTGTATTTAGCCAGTGCCTCTTTGATAGAACTGCTTTTGAGCGCGTTTGCCATCAGGATAAAAACTCCTGCCCTAATGTTTTTCTCTGTATCCCAGAGCTCTTTGCTTTGGGGCTTGTCAAGTATCCCTGCCCTGTGAAGATTTTTAGCGTGAAATGGCATGACCTGCGTCAGCCCTATTTCGCCAGACGTTCCCCTCGTCTTTTTTCTGCAATTACTCTCTGTGATAATCAGGCTGAGGATCAGCCTTGCATCTACTTTGCGTGCCACTCCGCCCTGATAGTTGGGGTCGGATTTAAAGCTCCCTACTACCCGCTCGATGGTTTCATAAAGTTCTCTGGCCTCGTTACGGTTCATAGCTGGATTGGCCTCCAGTATGTGCCTGATCTCTGGAATAGGGCGTTCCTTAACAATACGCTCTATGGGAATCGCTTCTCGCCATATCTCTTGCGTAGTAATCCTTGGTGGATACATGACCCCCCGGAGGCAAAAGCCTACCGAGAACGAGTTTATACAGAGAGCGATAACTACAGCCATACTGACTTTTTTCTCCATCATGAGGCCTTACCTGCCAGTTCCTTTGTGTTTACTGCCACAACCGCCTTACAAAGAAAATCAATCTCTGTCAGCGTTAAGGGGTACTTCCCGGCAGTGTGAAGAAACATATAATGTGTCCTGCCGTTGGCGGCAGGGGCCGTTCCAATAAACTTAAAATATCCGTTAGCGAACTCCTTGCACTGGCCGCCCTTGCTCTTTAAGTGGTATTTATCTCCCACTACAAACTCAGGCTTGGGCATGAGCATTAAATCGTCAACCGTAGCTTCTGGCTTTGACTTAAGCGTGTATACGGGCGATCTTTCGCCCGGACAAAGGATTATGTCTATAGGGTCACACTTCAGCGCCTCTGCCAGTTTATTCACTGTTCTGCTTTCTGCCAGCAACTGTTGTCCATACAGATAGTTACCAATGGTGCTTTGTGGAACAGAGGCAAGTTCTGATAGTTTTGCGATACTGAGCCCCCTGCGCTCTGCCATTTTTTTAAGTGCTACGCCATTAACTCGGTCTAGGGCCATATGGGGGCGATATCTATGCGGTTTAAATATCTCGTCCATCAGGCCACCTCCTTCCCCAGAGAGTCCTCCACCTCCATAGAATTCCACCGCTTCGGCCTGTCGAATCCGGCAATAGGCGCCGGGAATGTTCCATCCTTAACACCACTGCGCCACTTATCTTTTCCGATGCCATAAATGGATTTAATGTCCGACATTGTGAGCGTTTTACGAAGGTCAGCATTAGTTAAATGCTTTTTGCCTTCTTGCCCCCTTATCATTTCTTCGATGGCATCCGCAAGCCCGGCAAGTCTGTCGAGATATTCTTTGGGTACTGCTAAAAGAACAGTGCTGTCAGCCATCTTTTAGCTCTCCCCCAAGGTGTCTCAAAGGTCTCTCCGGAAAATATCGGAGTTGACCCAGATTCTCTTTCATATTCAATAAGGTCTCTTATATAACTGGCCCTGCTCTGTTCGCTGGAAGACGAAACCTTATCAACAAAATCCCGCTGTTCTTTGGTAAGATAGACTCCGATACAGCTTTCCAGCTTATCGGAATTCTTCTTATTCCTCATAGACTCACTTCCTTTTTAAATAATATCCATGGTATACCCGTTGCCTTAAATGGAAGTCCTCTATTAGGTTGTCAAGGTTCGTATATTAGTGGCTGTTGTTGTCTGTAAGGTGTTTAAATGTACCTTACGGTTGATATACTACCACCGACTAGTCAATACAACAATGGGTCTACAGACCTATTATTTGAAATATTTACTGTAATATGTTATAAGGCTATGATCGGTGGTTCTCTTTGAGAATTTTCGGGGGTATTAATAACACAAAGGGGTGAGACAGATGAGAGGAGACAGGCTCGAAGCATTAAGAAAAAAGAAGGGTTGGTCAAGGCAAGACCTTGCTAACAAAATTGGGGTATCTATTAACGCAATTTATCGCTGGGAAAAATCAGAGAGAGGAGTAACGGAGGATAACCTGCTGAAGTTGGCTATGCTATTAAATACTTCTTCAAGTTATTTGATCGGAGAAATAGAATACTCTGGATTATTAAATGAGTACAGCGATGAATTTATGTTAATAGGCAGGAAATCAGATGGAGATACTATTAACCTTCCGATTGTGGGAAGGGGCGTCATAGACGTCACGGGAGAAGGCGGCATTAAGCCCTATAAGGTTTTGGCAATAGAATCTTATTTGTCAGTGCCTAAGCATTACATTAAAGATTTTATAACAGGGATTGATGAAAAGATCCTGAGGATAATCAGGATGGGAGGAGACTCAATGGAGCCCCGATACAGAGAAGGGGAGGCCCTCCTTTATGCCCAGACTATGTGTGCTGAAAATGGGGATAATGCTGTTGTTATTTATAATAACAAACCACACATAAAGGGGTATTTTCCCCAGCCCGACAGGGGAACCGTGCTGTTGAAGGCAATGAATAAGGCGTATGCCCCAATAGAAGTCAATGTTGCCGAGATAACGGTACAGGGGGTCATTAAGGCATTATTGCCGACCCCAAAGCGGGACACTGGGTTTTATTAAAAAGAACGCGCGCGCGCGCGCGATGCGTCCCGGAGAGAGTCCAAGAAGTTGGCGTACCACTGCACCATAGCTATGCGTTCGTCCATGAGTTGTGCGTAGTTGTACGCCTTCCTTACCGAATCATTTTCAGTATGAGCCAATTGCAATTCGATTGCATCTACCGACCAAAGCCTCGACTCGTTTAACAAGGTAGAGGCTAGGCTTCTAAAGCCGTGCGGGGTCATTTGCTCCTTAGTATAGCCCATTCTCCTTACGGCTTGCAGAGAGCAGTTCTCACTCATAGGTTTCCTGAAGTCTCTTTGAGAGGGGAATACATATGAATCAGCGTCTGTGATGACGCTCATTTTTTTAAGAATAGCCATCACTTGGTCAGACAGGGGGACGAGGTGGGTCTTCCTAGCTTTCATACGTTCGGGCGGAAGCCTCCATATTTTATCCTCCAAGTCAAATTCATCCCATGTGGCGAATCTTATTTCGCCTTGGCGGCAAAACGTATAGGCTGTAAACAAAAGGGCGTTGCGCGTAAGCATACTCGGATATTCCGCTACCTTACGCATAAGTTCTCCGGCTTCCCTCTTTGTTGTAATAGAAGAAAAATGCACCGGGGAATAAGGAACAAGATTACCCCACAAAGACGGCGAGGGATCGACTAATTGCTCTCCGTCTGAAATAGCAAACCGTATCACCTGCCCGATTATTCCGGCGCATCTTCTCGCCGTTGCGGTTTTCTCTGCGGTCTCTAGTTTTTTGGCTAAAGATAAAATATCCTGAGGGGTTACTTCGGATATGGGCTTATCTCCCACGTGGGGGTATATATGTATGTTAAGTCGGCTAACTATGGTCTCTTTAGTAGTTAGGGCCCTTGTAGGGGCTACACGCATGGAAAGCCAGCGTTCTGCATAATACCTAAAGGTCTTTTGACTCTTAGGCATAACATTGCACATTTCATTCTTTTTTGTTACGGCATTAATTCTGGCATCCTTAACGCCCATGTCAGGGTATCTGCCAAGGGAGACATTGTAAAGCCGACCCTTATCTTTAAAGCGCAACCTCCAAAACTTGTTACCGTTGGAGTGCACCTCAAGATAGAGACAGTTCCCGTCTGACACCGTATATCTCTTCTCTTTTGGTTTTAGTGCATCAATGCCCATTTTTGTCAGTGCCACAGCGGTTTCCTCCCTTCAAGGAACACACCGGCGGTGTTGCCCGTTTTCGTTAATACAGCGTGGTGTTACCCGGTGGTGTTACCCTGTGTGGTCAGATTATACCATATCATAGCCTGCACTAGACAACAAAAAAGAGCGGGAAACATAGTCTAAAACTACGCTTCCCGCTATTTGGCTGTGCTACGTTTTTGTGTGTTGGCGGTCCCAACGGACATCGAACCTAACTCTGTGAGTTCCGACTGTGACTGCCTTTGTTGCTTTCCTTGTCCCCGTGGTGTTACATTTGGTGTTACCT